AACGAAGTGGGGCGTTCAACCTTCTCGCGTTTCGACTTAAGGATGGCCACGGCGAAGCAGGAGGCGGAGCCCGAGTTGGGACGTGAGAACTTTGAAACGATCAGCGATTATGTGGCTGTGATCAACGAGGTGCATGAGGCTGTGTTCCCGGACATGGCCGAGCAAGAGTTTGGTCAGGATGCCACTAGTTTGGCTGTGGATCCCCAGCATAGGGAGATGGATGCGAAGTTCATGCGGTTCCCAGTGACGACAGATCGTCTGCCGCCAGACAGAGAGGTGTTCAAGTCGCGTTTACACACGTACCGTGTGGAAAGGCGACCACAGACGTTGTCGGAGACGTTGTCAGCTTTGACCGCTAGGAACCTTGCGGCGCCAAACATATCAATGGTTCAGAACCAGGGGAAAATGATAAGCTTGGTGTGGGAGAACTTCCTAGATACCGCGTGCGTGGGAGACGCGCGCGAACGTATCGCAGAGAGGGCCAGTGATCGTCTCATACTGGAGGATGAGGCTTTCCTGGAGTGGTCGAAGAAGGCCCGTCCGGGTGTGCTGAAGACGATGAAGGACGAAATGGTACGCGTTGGAAAGGCCTTTGAAGAGTACGAGGTGGACCAGTACCTGTTGATGTTGAAGTCTGATGCCAAGCCACCACTGTCAGATAAGCCGATATCGGAACAGGTGGCTCCTCAAGTGATTGTGTATCATGAGAAGGTTTTGTCGGCTTTCTACAGTTCCATCTTCAGGGTAGTTACGCGTCGTCTGCTCAGCCTTCTGCGGCCGGAGTGGATGGCAAACCTCCTGAAGGATACGCGGGACGTGGCACGGCATATGGCAGCGCATCATCCTTGGGGTGAGGCTGGTTTGAAGTTCTTGGAGAACGACTTTAGCAAGTACGACAAGTCGCAGAACGAGTTCGTGTTCAAACTCGAGGCTTACGTGTACGAGCAGTTGGGTTTCAATCAGGAGTTGCTGGATCGGTGGCTACAGGGTCACGAAAATTGTCAGATACGTTCCTTGTCGTTGGGCCTGGTGCTGCACGTGGAGTGGCAGAGGAAGTCTGGGGATGCCACCACCGCCCTGGGGAATGTGTTGATTAACATGCTGAGTGTATGTTACGCATATCGTGGGTGTGAGGTGGCATGGGCAGTGTTCATGGGAGACGATTCGGTGGTGTGTTGTCGAGCGGTGGTTGCTACCCGAGACTCGTTGGACTGTTTGGGACAGGTGTTCAACCTGTCGGCCAAGTTTGTGGTGAGTCGCAACATCTACTTTGCGTCGCACTTCTTCCTGCCGGACGACGTGGCTCGAACGGTGCTTGCGGTGCCGGATGGCATCAAGCGTGCCCAGCGGTTTGCGGTGTCGGTGAATGCGATCGACCCAAAGTGGGAAGAGAAGTACACTAGCAATCGGGACGCTTGCGTTGCGTATTTGCACGCGGATCGGTTGGCCGGGCTGGCTGACGGGCACCGCGAGCGGTACGGAGTTCCAGCGGAGGTGGACTTGGACAGTTTCTTTGCGGCTATCGCGACGGCGGTGTCGACACCTGAGTTGATGCGAGGGTTGTGGGAAGAGAGGAGTACGGTGATTCGTTAATCGTGCGTATTAGTAGTCGGTGGGTGAGCACCGGCATTGTTATTCAACTTATTGTTTTCCGAATTCAAGGAAAAAAA